GGCTTCCACGAACTGTGGAAGTCAATGGGCGGCAGTCGGACTCAGTTCGGTCCGAAGAAAGTTGCCGACCATTGGCTGAACACCCAGTTTGGGTGGGCTCCCTTTATCGGCGACCTACGTAAGTTCTATTGGACTTACACAAACTTTTCTAAGAGATATGAATCACTTAGAAGAGCTAACGGTCGCTGGCTAAAGAGGGGTGGCACCTTTACAACTTCCGAGAGTGAGGACATCATCTTCAGTAGTAACACAGCTTCGGGTGTTTATCCGACGCTGTCTACTAATCTGCTGATGATGCCGCTGGCCGGGAACCAAACGTATACTGTTAAGCGTATTCTCAAATCGAGAATATGGTTTTCAGCACGTTTTAGGTACTGGATACCGGATTATACCGGTCCAGTACTTACGCCGGGCATCATGGATTACATGAGGCTCTACGGGCTCCGGATCAGTCCCTCACTCATCTGGGAGTTAACACCTTTTTCGTGGCTAGTAGACTGGGCTGTCAATGTTGGAGATGTAATCTCTAATTTTGATTCGCTCGTCTATGATAATCTAGCCGCGAAGTACGCCTATCTGATGGCCACCACCGAGGAGACTCGTCTCCACAGTAGTAGAATTACATTCTACAATGGCAATCAGATTAATCCGGAGTGGGAGACTGAAATTAGTCGAAAACAACGGATTACGGCGAACCCATTTGGGTTTGGACTGTCATGGAGTGACTTAACTCCATGGCGGACGTCGATACTTGCTGCACTCGGGATAACCCGCTTGCATTAAGTATCTCCAACCGAGCCTTCTACTAACACCACATATAACTAAGCACTATGTGTGGATGACGGCTCTCAACGCTTGTTGCGAAGAAAGGTCAACCTATGTTAGCAGATCCCCAAACAGTTACAGTCAACGCCGTTGCACAAACTTTGAATCGCGTCAAATCTGACGGATTCAAGTCCGAGTATGCGACAGCTGATGAGATCTACAGATTTGTAGTTTCTCATCAGGAGTCCGGAAATCGGACTCGCCGCATGGTTCGCATCGACCAGAGAGTGGTCGCTGCAGACCCCTTGTCCTCAGAAAATGAGTACAAGACACTCGGAGTGTATCTTGTCGTTGACGAACCAGAATATGGTTTCGCTGACGACGCGATATACGACGTTGTTGCCGGCCTACTTGGCTGGCTCACCGAAGCAAATGTGCTTAAGGTGTTGTCAACTCAGCATTAAATGCTGAATGTACAAAACCTGCATTGAGGTCTAATCAACCTCAGATGTCACGGCAAGAAATTGCCGTGACATCATTTGCATCGATGACTGTGACTGTACGGCACCTTGTATTTGGTGTCGCATCTGCTCACATGGCTGGATTGTTGACCCCCTGTTAAGGAGGAAACATGAAAAGCCACGTAAGTGATCTTTTGGAGCTGGCTATCTGCGTTTATAAAGACGCAGTAGCTAAGTGCACCGCTAACCAGCTTGATTTACGTGACGTAAATACAATAACGTCACGTGTCAAACACGAAGGGTTATCGTTTCTAACGATAACTCTACCTGACTTTGGAAAAGATTTTGAAAAATCTCTTTCCCAAGGCAGAATTGACTCAACTCAATTTCGAGCTTTTCGAAAAAGAGGGAAGATCCCTGCATTTTTGCAAGGTTTCTTCAGTCAAGTGTTTGACAAAAGCACTGGAGGGATTCACGATGAATGCGATATCGCAGTTATTGAAGGTATCCGCCAAGTGGCGTATACTTTCAAGAAACTCAAGTTGTCTTGCACGCCCGAAAGGGCTAGTAAGGCAGTACTTGATTACATCGCGTGTGAGCGCGATCTTGAGGAGCCATTGCCGCCTGAACTTGAAGAAAATTTTCTTCAAGTTTCGTCCAAGCTGTGGAACACTTTATTCGATAGATTTACTATCGATAATTGTATTCCTAAGCATGGTCCTGGTAGCACTGCGGAAGGTATTTCTGGAAACAGAAAATATCAATTCCGTAGATGGCATGAACGTCTTGAACCTTTCTTCCCATACTTCCATAACGCAGTCTCTTCGGAGTCTGCTTATGTAAGTAGGGAGTTCAAGAATGTATCGTTCATTCCTGAGGAGCAAGAGCAACCTGTAAAGGTTATTTTTGTTCCAAAGACCCTCAAGACCCCCCGAGTTATCGCCATGGAACCTGTGTGTATGCAATATACGCAACAGGCCCTATCAAGATACTTAGTCAAGTGTCTTGAAAGTTTCCGTCTCACACGAGGTCATGTAAATTTTACAGACCAAACGGTGAACCAGAAGCTGGCTTTAACTTCTTCGAAAGATGGACTAATGGCAACATTAGATCTATCTTCTGCTAGTGACCGTGTACCATGGTCATTAGCAATCCGCATGTTTGATGGTAACCTTGATTTAAAGGATGCCATTAATGCATGTAGATCGAGGAGAGCGAAACTTCCTACGGGTGAAGTAATTCATCTTAAGAAGTTCGCGTCTATGGGGAGCGCTCTGTGTTTCCCGGTGGAGTCCATGTACTTCTACACTTTATGTGTAGGGGCTCTGCTAAAGAAACACGACCTTCCAGTCACGTCTTACTATGTTGAAAAATATAGTAAGCGCGTGTTCGTTTACGGTGACGATATTATCGTCCCTGCAAACGATGCGGTTGAGGTTGCTGCCTACCTACAAAAGTATTATTGTAAGGTAGGACTGCACAAATCCTTCTGGACTGGGAAGTTCAGAGAGTCTTGTGGGATGGACGCTTATTCTGGTGAGGTGGTTACACCAACCTATATCAGAAATTTGCCTCCCAGCAACCTACGGGATTCCAGCTCTCTCGTGTCATGGGTAAAAACCAGTAATCTCTTTTACAAAAGAGGCTATTGGCTTACCTCCACACACTTAGTAAATAAGTGTGAGGCTATTATGGGCGAACTGCCCATAGTAGGACCTGATTGTGCTGGTTTAGGAAAGATATCCTATCAGCCAGTTTGCTCCATTAGAAGGTGGAGTAAACGATACCAATACTTCGAAACGAAGTGTTGGGTGGCACGGCCAATTTATCGCACTGATAAGTTGGCAGGATATCCAGCTCTTCTCAAGAGTTTATTGCTGCTAGCTACCTCCAAAGACGGAGATATCCTAGCGGCGGATAATCATCTTGAGAAGTCCGTACGACATGGCGCAGTCGCACTAAAGCGCCAATGGGTGCGGCCGTATTAACGGTCGCATCGGTGGGTTTTAACTACCACCTTGTGGGGGATTCCCGGTTTCCTTCCTTGTTGGGAGGTGTGGCTCCTTACCACACACCTAACTGGGCAGGGACCCTGGCAGTGCACCCCCA